GGACGTGCCGGAGAACACCGTCATCGTCGCCGACTTCACGCAGATGACGCTGTACGACCGCGAGCAGAGCGCAGTTCGGGTGGTCACCATCAACGACCAGCCGATTCGGAACATGAGCACGCTTTTGGCCGAGCTCCGGGCGGCCTTCGCTCTTTTCAGGCCGACCGCTGTCTGCCGCGTGACAGGCGCGTAGCGTGACGACGTACCGGGTGGGGCCGAAGGGGGCGACCGTGTACGACGCGAGCGGAGCGCCGCTCGGTCGGCTCCACTCCGGCTACGTCGTGGTCGAGGGGGTCATCGACGAAGCCGAGTACGTCGGCACCGCGCTCGGCAAGAAGGTCGCCGAGCGCGGTGCGGCGCCTGGCAAGCGCGTCAAGGGCTACGCCGACAAGCGCGTTCGCCCGCCCGAGGACAAGGGCGTCTGATGCCGATGTACACGGACGCCGAAGCGATCGAAGCGTATCTCGGCACCACCTTCACGCCCGAGCAGGCGGCGGCCGCCGACCAGATGGCGGCTGCAGCAACCGCGTTCATTGACCGCTACACCGGGCGGTCCTGGCAGGCGACGTCGCCGGTCGCGGGGGAGCTGGTGCCGGTCCTACCCGCCCGCACCGAGTACCCCCAGGCCAGCGGCGTCGCCTACCTGCAGCGGACCCCGGCCGTCGCGGTCTCGGCCGTCAGCGTCCGCACGGCGTACCCCAACGCCGCCGAGACGGCGCTCGACCCCGCGTCGTACGAGCTGGTCGACCCGTCGCACGGCGTCCTGACCGTCGCTGGCATCGGCTGGGCTGCTGGTCTGTGGCTCGCCGTCGACTACACGTTCGCCGACGAGGCGCCGTCGGACATCGCGCTCGCCGCGACCATGATCGGGGCTGGCGAGATGGCGCGGGTGCTGGCACTCGCCGGACACCAGTCGTTCATCAGCGCGCACCCAGAGCTTGCTGGCCTGAAGTCGATAGCGGTCGGCCAGAACGACGTCAACGTCCAGCTGGCCGGAGCGCCGTCCGCCAGCGCTGGCTCGGGCGCAGGATCTGGCTGGGCCGCTCCCGGCTCGGTCGTCGCTACGATCCTCAACACGTACCGGAAGGTCGTGATTGCGTGAGCCTGCCAGTCTCGCTGCCGATGCCGTGGCTGCGTGGGATCGCCGAGGCGTTCTTGCCGGACCTGGCCGACGTTCAGCGGTACACCGAGGTCTCGACCTCCGACGGCATGACGCAGACCTGGACGACCGTGCTCACCGACGTGCCGTGCCGGGTGTCGCCGCGCTCGTCGAGCGCGACCGAGGGCGTAGCGCCTGGCGGGGGCGTCGTCCGCGCGCTCTCGTCGTGGGTGGTCGTCGTGCCGTGGACGACCGGCGTGACCGGCAGAGATCGCGTGACCGTGCATGGCTCGGACCGCACCGATGAGCGCACGTTCGAGGTCCTCCGCGTCGGCGAGCGCTCGTACGAGGCGTCGCGCGAGCTGCTCTGTGAGCTCGTCGAATGAGGGAGATCTGATGGACGCGCTCCTGGTCGGGCTGGTCTGGCTGCTCATCTACGCGCTGGTCGTCGCCATCGTCTGCTTCATCGTGACGCGGCTGGCGGCGCAGTTCGTGCCGGGCTTCGCTCCGTTCGTCTGGATCGTCTGGTGCATCGGCGGCCTGATCCTGCTCATCATGGCGCTGCGCCTGTTCGCGCCGGCGCTCGGGCTCTGATCGTGGCCGGGAAAACGGGCGTGACAATCAAGATCGTGAGTAACCGACTGCCCCAGATGTCGGATGCCATCCACGCCGCCGTGGTCACCCAGGTCAAGAAGTCCACGTACGACGGCGAGGCCAGAGCGAAGCAGCTCACGCCCGTCTTGACTGGTACGCTGCGCCGCTCGATCCATTCCGTGTTCGAGAACGGCGGCCTCAGAGGCGTCTACGGCCCGAGCGTCACGTACGGCCTCTGGGTGGAATTTGGAAGTCGTGGGCGAGCAGCACGCCCCTATATGCGGCCATCTGCTGAATACGTGCTCCCCAGGTTTGTCGCCCAGCTCAAGGCGCTGCTGGCTGGTATCCGCTAATGGTCGGAGTCGTGGAAGCGCAGGACGTGGCGGCGTTCGCCTTCGACGCCCTGCTGGCCGACGCCACATTCTCGGGGCTCGTCGGCGGCCGCGTCTACCGCGACCAGGTGCCGGCGCAAGCCGCCCTGCCGGCAGCGACCGTCGCGGTCGTCTCGTCGGTCGATGCGGTCACGCTCGGCGGCAATCGCACGCAGAACACGGTGCTGATCGACGTCCGCGTCGTCACCAGCGGCGCATCCTACGGCCCGATCAACGCCGCAGCCGACCGCGCCGACGCCGTGCTCGACGGGCTCGGCGGCGTGCAGGGCGGCGTCCGCGTCGTCAAGCTGCGCCGCGATCAGGGCCAGCTCTTCATGGAGAACGAGAGCGGCCAGACCCACGTGCACATCATCCAGACGTACCGAACCGAAGCCCACGCGCTATGAGCCGATCACTCGCGCCGCCAGTTCGTCGCCCATTCCAGCCGCAGGTGGCAGGGCGGGCAGAGCGTGACCAGATTCGCGAGGTCGTTGGCTTCCTGATGTCGCTCGGCGCCGAAGGTGCGGAACGGGGTCAGGTGATGGACGTCGAGAGCGCGCCCATGCTGGGCCGGCGTCAGCCCGCAGTCCTGGCAGACCTTGTCGCGGAGCCGAGCCGCGCGCCGCGCCGGCCGCCAGGACGGCCCGTAGTACGGCAGGTAGCCGCCGCGCCAGTTCGCGCAATCCTCGCCGCTGGGCGCGTTGCCAGCCGCCATCCACGCAGCGAAGCATGCGCGGCCACAGAACCGCCCGCGCGTCGCTGCCGGCGTGGTCTGGTAGTCCTGGCCGCACTGCTCGCAGGTCGCCGTGTAGGCGCTCGGCGCCCAATGGGCAATGTTGGCGACGTTCGCGCGGCCGGCGCACTCGTTCGAGCAGTACGTTCGAGGGCGGCTCGCCCACTCCTGCATGGCCGCGCCGCAGCCGGCGCACGCAACCGTCACCCGCTTGCCGGGGTCGCTCCTGGCGACGTGGGCATGCTGATCGCGGCAGGCACGCGAGCAGTACGTGCCTTCGCCCTTCGCGACGCGCCACGCGGCAACCGAGAACACGGTGCCGCAGCCCTGACAGGTAGACATGACCGGAGGGACGGCGCCCTGCTTCCTGGCGGCGAAGTAGCAGCCCCGCGAACAGAACGCCTTGACGCCACGATTCGCCATCGACGGCTTGAGCGAAAAGGAGGCTCCGCACAGGTCGCAGATACAGGCGACATGAGCGCGGCGAGCGGCGTCGGCGCAGAGCTTCGAGCAGAACTTCGCCCGTCCGCGCTTGACGTGTGCCGGGACCACGGCGAAGACGGCGCCGCACTGGCGGCAGGTACACTCAACACGCATCAGGGTCAACTCCTGGTGTCAGACCCCCGGCTGTTAGCGCAGCGCGGGGGTCACTTCGTGTCTGAATTTTACCAGAGGAGGGCATCATGCCAGTAGGCGACAGACCCCTGGTATCTGAGGTCATAGAGCTTGGCGTGGAAACAATTCCAGGAACGCCGGTGCCGAGCACCGTCAAGCTGACCGGCCTCCAGATCGCGCTCGACTCCACGATCACCGTTGACCGCATCGCCCCGATGGGCAACCTGTTCGACACGATCGCTGCGCCCCGCGAGGAGTACGCGACCGGCAGCCTGGCGGGCTCGCCGACGTACCCTGAGCTCGCGTACGTGTTCTCCAACGTCTTCGGCGCGGCCACCGTCACGACCCCGTCCGGCGCGACCCTGGCGCGGAAGTACGCCTGGGCGCCGTCGTCGTCCGTCCCGTGGACGCCGAGGACCTGGACGATCAGGCGCGGCATGGTCGGCAACACCGCCGAGCAGGCCGCCTATGCGCTGCTGGCGGGCGTGAGCATGACGTTCTCGGCTGGAGCGGCTCCGAGCATCGCTGGCGACCTGTTCGCGCAGGCGCTCGACTACGCAGCATCGGTGGGCGCGAGCGGCGTCTCGGCGCTCGACAACGTGCCGGTGCTGCTGCCGGACGTCTGCGTCTATCTGGACGAGGAGGCAGCCGACATCGGCGAGACCAAGCTCACGCGAGACTTCCTGGCCGAGTGGTCGCTCGGCGGCCTCTTCGGCGTGTTCTGGCCGATCGACTGCGAGCTGGACAGCTTCGGCGGGCACGTCCCGCTCAAGCCGACCGCCGACGCCCGCCTCCAGCTCGGCAACGACGGCCAGGGCCGCGAGCCCGTCGAGGCGATGCGGACCGGCGACTCGCGGTACCTGCGGATCGAGGCGACCGGGCCAGTGATCGACGAGGGGCCGCCGGCCTTCCACCACATGCTCAGGGTAGACGCCGCGCTCAAGGTGGTGTCGGCCCCGGCTCGGGGCGACTCGGCCGGGCTCTCGACGCTCGAATGGGGCTTCGGCCTGTTCGACGACGCCGACTTCGGCGGCGCGCTCAGAATCGAGCTCACGACGAACGTCGCGACGCTGTAGCGGCCGGGAGGGGACGCGATATGCCGAAGCTGTCGAACATGCAGGGCGCGACCGGCACGATCGAGATCGCCGTGCCGGGCGACGACCCGCTCGTGGTCGTCTACCGGCGGAACGCGGTCACGCCGCGGCTCCAACAGAAGCTCGCCCACATCCAGGAGCACGTTCGGGCACACGGCGCCGACACGACGCCGGAGCCGGAGTGGCTCACGGTGCTCTGCCAGCTCTACGCGAGCGTGATCGCGTCCTGGAATCTGACCGACGAGCACGGCGTCGAGATCGCGTGCGACGCCGACAGCCTGGCCGACGTCGACTTCGGGACGCTCAATCTGGTCATGCAGGAGGTCGGCCGGCAGTCGCAACCCGACCCTTTGAGCGGCGGCGCCTCCAGCAATGGCTCGTCACGGACGGCCGGATCGGAGCTGCGCCAGATTACTACGGCGTCCTGATGATCGCCAAAGAGTACAGCCAGGATCCGCGCGACGTGGCGACCTGGGAGACCGAGTGGCTGGTCGCTGCGTTCACGGTCATGGAGGCCACGGCCGCAGCCCAGAACGAGCGGCGCATCCTCGACGAGCGCCGAGCGAACGCCCGCGCGCGGACGGGGCGGTAGCATGCCGTCGGCGCAGACGGTCGCAGAATTGGCCGTGGTCGTCTCGGCTGACACGAAGCCAGCGGAGACGGCGCTGTCCTCGCTCGGCCAGTCGATGAAGACCGGCATGGGCATGGGCATCGGGCTCGGCGTCATCGAGAAGGGCCTGGAGCTCGTCGGATCGGCGTTCAGCGCCGCCAAGGGCTCGATCATCGACCTGAACAGCAGCCTGGAGCAGTCGCAGATCGCGTTCACGACGATGCTCGGCTCCGGCGAGAAGGCGTCCGCGTTCCTCGATCAGCTCAAGACGTTCGCCGCCAACACGCCGTTTGAGTTTCCAGACCTGGTGTCGGCATCCAAGCGCATGCTGGCGTTCGGCTTCGAGTCAGCACAGGTCGTGCCGCTCCTGACGGCCGTTGGCGACGCGGTCGCGGCCGTCGGCGGCGGGGCTGAGACCATCGACGGCGTGACGACCGCGATCGGCCAGATGCAGGCGAAGGGCAAGGTCAGCGCGGAGGAGATGGGCCAGCTCGCCGAGCGCGGCATTCCCGCGTGGGACATGCTCGCCAAGCAGATGGGGGTCTCCGTCGCCGAAGCGATGGACGCGGTCTCCAAGGGCCAGGTCAAGGCTGGGACGTTCGTCGAGGCGTTCCAGAAGGGCTCTGGCGACCGCTTCGGCGGGATGATGGAGAAGCAGGCGATGACGTTCGCGGGCGCGATGTCCACCATCATGGACTCGCTCCAGATGGCGACCGCCACCGCGTTCAAGCCGTTCTTCGATCTCCTGTCCGAGGGCGCGGTCGCGTTCTCGAAGCTCGTGCAGAGCGAGACGTTCACAGCCTGGGCCGGCATCGTCTCGTCGGGGATCGCCGGCGTCGTCGCTGCGCTCCGTGGCCTGTTCGGGCTCTTCATGGGCGGCGGCGAGTTCGTGCAGGTCGGCGAGATGCTCGACCAGTTCTTCCCGCCGGCGGTGAGCAACGCCATCATGGGGGCCGTGGACGACCTCGGCGCGCTGTTCGAGGCCGTCTTCGCGCACGACATCCCTGGAGCGATCGAGGACGGGCTCGCCGTGCTCGAAGGCGTCGGCGGGATCATCGTCGGCTTTGTCGAGGCGTGGGCGTTGTCGTTCGCGGGCTGGGTGGACGGCGCCGAGTCGGACATGATGGGCGGCCTGGCCGAGATGGCGCAGGGGCTCTATGCCTGGCTCGGAACGGCCGCCGCCGCCATCATCGAGAAGCTCGTCGCGTGGGGCGCCGCGTTCGTGGACTGGGTCGGCCCGAAGATCCCCGACCTGCTGCGGGCGCTCGGCGGCTACCTGGCCGAGATGGTCGGCTGGATGCTCGGAACGGCGCTGCCGGCCGTCCTGCTCAAGCTCGCCGAGTGGGGGCTCGCGTTCGTCGACTGGGTGCTTCCTCGCATCCCGCCGCTCCTGTTGGCGCTGGGCGAGCTGCTGCTGGAGCTCGGAACCTGGGTCATCACGACCGCGCTTCCCGCCATCGTCCAGAAGCTCGCCGAGTGGGGCGCCGCCTTCGTCGACTGGGTCGGCCCGAAGATCCCGCCGCTGCTGCTGGAATTGGGCAAGTTTCTGCTGGAGGCGCTCGGCTGGGTCACGAACACGGCGCTCCCGAAACTGGTACTCGCGCTCGTCGCGTGGGGCGGCGCCTTTCTCGGCTGGATTGCCAAGGACGTCATCCCGACCCTGCCAACGAAGCTCGGCGAGATCATCACGTCGCTCGGGACCTGGGCCACGGACACCGCGCTGCCGGCGATCGTCAAGAAGCTGGTCGAGTGGGGCGGCGCGTTCCTCGGCTTCGTCGCGAAGGACGTCATCCCGACCCTGCCGACCAAGCTCGGCGAGATCATCACGTCGCTCGGGACCTGGGCCACGGACACCGCGCTGCCGGCGATCGTCAAGAAGCTCGTCGCGTGGGGCGGCGCGTTCCTCGGCTTCGTCGCGAAGGACGTCATCCCGACCCTGCCGACCAAGCTCGGCGAGATCATCACGGAGATCGGAACGTGGGTGACCGGGAAGGTCAAGAGCGTCACGGACAGCGCGGCGGCGCTCGGCGCGGCGTTCATCGCCGGCATTCAGGACGGGATCTCAGCCGCGCTCGTCGGGTTCTGGAAGTGGCTCCAAACAAACTTCGTGGACAAGATCCCGGGCTTCGTCAAGGATCTGCTCGGCATCAAGTCGCCGTCCTCCGTGTTCGCGGAGATCGGCCGCCAGGTGGTCGAGGGCCTGCGCGTCGGCATGGAGTCGCGGCTGCCGTCGATTGACGACGTCGTCGCAAGCGTGGTCGGCCGTCTCGGCGGCGCCGGCGGCGAGCTGGACGACTGGCTCAAGGCGGCGATCGCCGTGACCGGCGTGGGATCTGACTGGCTCTCAGGGCTCCGCTGGCTCGCGATGCACGAGTCTACCGGCAACCCGCGAGCCGTGAACCCGTACGACGTGAACAACATCCTGAACGGGCCCGGCCCGCACGCGATGGGGCTCATGCAGACGATCCCGTCGACGTTCGGCCACTACCGGGACAGGAATCTCCCGAACGAGATTTTCAACCCCATAGCGAACGCGGTCGCGTCGATCAACTACATCCTGGAGCGGTACGGCTCGATCGGGAACGTGATCTCCGGCTGGGAGCGTCGCCGCGGCTACGCAGCCGGCGGCTGGGCCGGGCTGAACGGCCCCGAGCTCGCGTGGCTCGGCGAGCGCGGCCCCGAGTACGTGATCCCGAACGCCGCGCTCGGAGCGGTAGCTTCGTCCACGCCGATGCAGGCGGTCAGCATGCCGATCGTCATCGGCGGGCGCACGGTCGAGGAGCTGTGGATCACCGGGCGCGACCTGGCGATTCGTAGAGGTCGGGTGCCGGGCGCCGGGGCTGCCGCGATGGGGAGCCTGGGCTGATGCCGCTGCCGGCGCTGTACAGGCCGAAGGTCTTCGTTGACTGGACGGCCGACGGCACGTTCACCGGCCCGGCCGACGACGTCACACTCGACACGGCTGGCGACCCCGGTATCGCCATCGACGCTGGCCGCGACGGCTCACGGGCGCTGAACCCGCCGAAGGTGCCGAGCGTCAGCTTCGAACTCAGGAACGACCATCGGCGCTACTCCAACGAGTACGCCGGCAGCGCCGTGTATCAGCGGGTCCGTCCAGGCACGCCGCTCCAGATCGTCGCCAACTACGGCGAGTCGAGAGCGTACCGCTCGCCCACGGCGTACCGAGCTGACGTGCCGTATCGCGGGGTTGCGGTCTGGACGCTGGCGAAAGCCCGGCTCGACGAGGCCACGCAGAACGCCGTGCTCGGCCAGCAGCGCGTCCGCATCAACGGGCTCGGCGCCTCAAGCGTGCTCGTCGGCAAGGCGGTCACCATCCCGTTGCAGACCGCGATCAGGACCGACCAGGCGGTCGCTCTGGTGCTGGACGCCGCCGGCTGGCCGGCAGCAGCCAGAGCGATCAGCCCGGGATCCACGACGCTGCTGTACTGGTGGGCCGATGCCAGGTCGGCGTGGGATCTGCTGGTCGAGCTCACAGCGTCTGAAGGCCCGGGCACCATGTACGAGGATGCCGACGGCACGTTCCACTGGGAGGGCCGAGGGTACCGGTCCTCGACAGCCAGGTGCACCACATCGCAGGCGGTGTTCGGCGAGACGGCAGCGCAGGGGACGAAGCCGTACCGCGCAGCGGCGCTGTACCGCGACGACGCGCGCTACCGTGGCTCGGCCGAGGGGCTGTACTTCACGGCGTTGCAGTACCAGCCCGGCTGGAAGTACGTGTATGCGTCAGCCACGTACCCGACGCGGCGCCGGGCGGCCGGGACGCCGGGCACCGTGGTGTGGCAGTACGGCGGGAATCTCACGGTCGCGGCTGGTGTCTCGCAGACGCTGTTCGCCCGGCCAGCCGACCCGTTCCTGGCCGCGATCACGCCGGCAGCCGTGACCGACTACGCGTTCACTGGTGGGACGCCCACGGTCACGCTGACCTACGCAAGCGGCGTGCTCGCCATCATCGTCGTGACTGGTGGCGTCGGTGGCACGACCATCACCGGCCCGGCCTCGGCTCCGACCGCCGGGATACAGCTTCGGGCGACGCCGCTGCCGGTCGCGTCCGAGACGCTGGCGACCTCGAGCATCGACACGACCAGCTCAGCCACGGCGTACGGCGCCGTGCAGACGCTCGCCGTCGCCGGCTGGCCGGAGATCGACCCGGCCGAAGCACAGGGCGTCTGCAACGCCTGGGTCGAGCGGTACCGCGTCCAGCGGCCCCAGGTGACGATCTCGGTTCGCGCTGCTGACGCTGCGCATTTTCACGAGATCGTCGCTCGGCAGGTCTCGGACCGCATCACGCTCCGATCCGAGAACACCGGCGTCGAGGGCGACGTCTGGATCGAGTCGCGCGAGATCGTGATGGCCGGCGCCGGCGGGCGCTATCTCGAAGTGATCTGGCAGTGCGAGAAGGTCGATACGCTCGTCGGCTACGTCTGGGACGGGGCGACGAGCTTCTGGGACGGCGGGCCATCCGGCGAGCCGGGTGCGCGCTGGTCAAGCTGAGAGGAGGAATCACCGATGTCTTTGCCCGCCAACTTCCCGGTTTCATTAGACAGCCTGGCGAACCCGGGGCCGACGACCGAGACCGACGACGCCGGCTTTGAGCTCGACCTGGTCGTCTCGCGGATCCACACGCTGATCCAGGCGCTCGAAGCGAAGGTCGGGATCGGCGCCTCGACCCCGTCGGCGGCTGGCGTGCTGCGACGGACGACCGGCAGCAGCACGGCGTGGGGCCAGATCGCGACCGGCGACCTGGCTGCCGCGGCCATTCACACCATCCCGAACGCCGTCACGATCGCCCCGGCCACCATCGCGTCGACGGCGTTCGGGGCGATGGCTGGCAGTTCTCTGGTGATCACGACCCAGGGCGGCCCCGTGCTGTTCCTGCTCTCACTGTTCAGCATGTATCACTCGACGACCGTGGGATCAACGACCGCCCAGCTCTGGGAGGGCGGCGCGAACGTCGCTAACCTGATGCTCGGCGACATCAACTCGACGCTGGCGCAGCACCGCATGGGCTACGCGTGGATCGCGCCGACTGTGGCTACGCATACCTATGAGGTGCGTTGGAACAGCTCCACCGGCCAGGCCAACCACGGCGGCGGCCTGTTCTCGGCGATCGAATTCAAGAAGTAGGGGCCGAGCAGATGCACGTCACGAAGCGAGTCGACCTGGTGCAGCTCGGCCACGAGCTCGACGCGGCCACGGTGCCGCACAACGGGCTCGGCCTCTCTGGGACCGAGACCGACGGCGATCTGTACACGTTCACGGCGACCGGGGAGGCAGAGGAGCTACCGCCGGCGGCCGTGCCGGTCGTAGACGCCCACGTCGCCGCGCCCAGACTGATCGAGTTCGCGAGCCGCGTCGAGGTCCACGCGATCGTCAGGACCACCAGCGCCAGCGTGCTGGAAGTGTTCCGGTTCGCGTGCGACGTGAAGCACGTCTACCAATCGACGCTCACCATCAGCGGCGTGTT